TTGGTGACTTTAATGGAGCATGAAACACAAACGGAATNTAACCCAAAGGATTTGGATATTCGTTGTGTTCAACTATTTTAGTTAGTTCGCCTTGNTCATCTTTGGCTACTTTGTATTTTTCTACATAACCTTTGTGCCAACAAGTAAATGTAACATATTGATCATTCTCTGATTCTTTTACTTTGATGTATTCAAGTTCCATCTTGCCAGCAATGTTGCGTTCGTAATAAAAATCTAAAACATTTTGTGGAGTGTAAACTGCTGCATAAGCACGAATGCCTAACTCAATTGCTTCAGCTTCTGTTTCTACTTTGTAAGTTGCCTTATCGATTAATATCCAGCTCGATCCATGCACCATAGCCAAGTCATTGGCAGTCTTTAAGAAACTGTCTATGCTTTGTCCTTCTTGGTCTGTGTCATATAGCCAAGCGTTAACCAACGGGTTGTTAATTAATAAGCCTAGCTCTCGTTTAGGTAATGTTCTAAACAAGAAACTTCTGTATATATCTACGGTTGTTTGCACATGGTTATCTAATGGAGTTGAGCTTAATCTCTTTCCATATTGGTCTCCTGGCCCAGTATTCTCTCCAATGTATTGTGTTAAGTAACTACCACTTTTATACAATTCACCACCCACATATGATTTGTAATGATAATTAGCCTGTTTGGCTACTTCAAGGTAGCTAGGGTGTGTTTGTTCTATTTGTTCTAATGTTAACATAATTATATTTTCCTCTATAAAGGTAGCACTTTCAACAGTGATCAATTGTTGATACTATACTGCTTATTTATCCTTTTTAATAATGCCCAAACAACTGCGGACTAGTGTCAGCATGTTTTGGTTTATCTATTCTTATTGGGTTAATCCAATGCACTAAGTATCCCAATGCATCGTTCATGTGTGAAAGATCATTTGTTCCATTCTTATCTGGAATTCTAGTTCCTTCTTTATATGTTTGCCCACTAATACACTTGATTAAATGTCTACATTTTGGATCAACTGTAAGTTTTACACTTCCATCTGTTGCTTTAAGGCTTGTGTTTATTGCTGCTATTCTATCTTTAACTGGTGGATTGATACTTTTAACTTTCAATACAAACCCTGCATTTCTTAGTATGTGGTGGTCACTTGTATTTGAACTGGTTTTGCGTGCCTGTCCTGACGCATCTGGATAAATCCACATCCTGTTGTTTGGATAACGGTTTATCAATTCCTCTGCCATTTCAAATGTGTTGCTTCCTTCCATACTAATTTCATCTATTACACTTATTTCATTNCCATTAACTCTGNNAATCATTGCAACAATTGGACTAACATTGAAGTCCATCCCTACATGTAATATTTCATTCTTCTTAAACTCTAAGTCTGCTTTCTTAATATGAACACTGCTATCCCAATTATAATAAATTGCACCAGCATAAGTTTCAAAACTTGCTTCATATTCTTGTCTAAATGATTTCTCATCTAATTCGTTTCGTGCTGCTTCAATCTCTTCTTCTGCAACATTACCACCTTGTATTGTTGTGTATTGAAATGCACTGTAATTCTCTTGACCATGTGCACCTTGCCATAAGTCATATATCCAACTACCTTTACCTTGTGGAGTTGTAATAAACATAGCACCACCTTGTCTGTCTGACAATGCTGGTCTACATACTTCTGTCCACATCTTCTGGTCTATCATAGCTGCTTCATCCATTACCAAGTAGTCCATACTAACACCACGCAAGTTATCTGGGTTATCACCACTGCGTAAGTATATTCTACTATTGTTAACTAATGTAATTTCTAAATTACTTTCATTAATCTTCTTAGCCCAGCGGGCTCTTATAAATTTTTCCTTAATGTCATCCCATAGTATTTGACGACACATTTTATATGTTGGTGCTACATAAAAGATCTTTGAGTTAGGGAATCTTGCATGCTTGGCCATCTCATGCATTGATAACCAACTCTTTCCCCATCGTCTTCCTGCAACTACTACCTTAAATCTACTAGGGTTATTACTTACTTCTTTTTGAACATCACTTAGAGGCATTTGATTTTCCATTTACATACAATCCAAACCAAGCTGCACCTGCACCTATCATTGTGCTACAAAATGCTGCTTGAGCATTGTTTGGATCTGGTAATTCCATAAACCAAGTTATAACAAGATAGAAACATATCATGTATGTTAGTATTAACATTCTTGGTATAACTCTCCAAGCGTCTAATTGTTCGGGGGTTAGTTTCATTTATACTGTAACCATTGGTATCAATACATATTGTGCAACACAATATCCAATAACAATACCAGCGGCAACGCCCCATAGTATTTTATTCTTTAAATGTTCTAATATCTTTTTAATCATAATGTATCTCCTATTTCTTCTTTGGTTTCTTTTTCTTATAAGCCATTTTTAATCATCCCTATTACTGTTGATACTACAAGTATAATAAGCACAGCCCAAATCCGTGTATCAATCTTCTCAATTGCTTTTGATTGTTTTGCCATATCAGCCTCCAAATGTCTCAAGTGATTATGCTGAATTGTTTCTATTGAATGTTTAATGTCCACAATGTCTTTTGCGTTTTGTTCTGTGACTTCCGCCCACTTGTGATCTGTTTGTTTGCTCATAATAGCTTTACCTTATATTAGTCTGTCCAAGGCAGGATAGTTCCTGACTCCTCGTCCAATGGTGTATCTGTTTGATTAAGAACATTCTTACCTAGCCAAATTTGCATGGTAACATTGTTCTTCTCAATTGCGTTTCGCCATTGTGCTCTTCTCAATGTAACTTTACCAAGCGTTTTGCCTGTTGCAATTACATCCTTATAGTTCCTATTTAATGTATCTACACTCACGCCCAATATGTAAGCCATTTCTTTGACTGTGCATTGAACCTCACATAGCTTCTTAAGTATTTCTACATCAACTAGTTTTCTTGGTGCACCTTTCTTTGGTGCTGCTTTTTCCTGTTTATCCTCAGTGTTGTCCGCATTTTCATTCATGGTAGAACTCCTTTTATTCTGCTCTTCTATCTTCAAACTCACTCCAACCAAATCTTAAATCTGTTCCTGATGTTGAACTATCATACTCATTATACATAACTAATCTTCTACTACCAGTGTTGTATGCTAGTAATCCAAAATATTCATCACCCACTGCGACATTTCCTGTTCCACTGCCAGTTGCTGTGCATGTAAAAATATTATTAACAAAGCCAGCTCCAGCTCCCATTGCAGCCCAATCAGTATCACCAACAGTTTTAATTTGATATCTCTTGCCTACTTCAAGTTGATCTGCATCTATTATCATACTTGGCATAATTGCGTATCTATCTAACTTTAACAGTGATCCAAGATTTACTGAATTTGGAAATCCTGTTATTACTGGATCTGCTTCATTTTTAATTTCAAAATCATTTGTATCCAAGTCTTGATTCATTGGTGTTTGCACACCGCCAACTTTTAGTATATTGTTTGCATCATCTCTTACATAGATACTGTAGTCACTTGTGTTAACTGCAATTTCACCTTCAGCTAAATGACTTGTTGTTGGTGCTCCACTAGTATGTCTGCGTTTTGGTTTAATTATCTGTGCCATTTATATCTCCTAGTTTAAGTCCACCCAAGCACCTGCAGCATAGAGCCTTAGCTTGTCTGTTGTTGTGTTGTAATATGTCCAACCATTTTCTGGGCTAGCTGGATCTGAACTTAATTGAACTTGAGCAATTGGAACCTTAGGTGCAATTACATTTTCATCAACTGTTAGTGCTAATACATTACCGTTTTCACCACAGCTAAAGTTTGTTTCTGATGCGTTTAGGCCTAGACTTTTGTATTTGTATTGGCCTTGGTTTGCAGTTCCACCGTCAGCGTCACCTCTAACTTGAATACTATATCCATTGTGAGCTCCAAATATTCTATGTCTCATTTGTATCTCACCATTGGTGCCATAGTATTTTTGGAAGTCTACAAAGTTATCACCTGCATAAGATACTGTGCCTGTATATGTTGCTGTGCCTGTTCCAGTTCCGGCACCTGTTGCAGTAAATGTATCTCCTACGCTAAGTGTTGTTCTTTTAGCTTCACCTGTGCCTTCACCAACATCTGTTGCAGTAAATATTGTTCCAACATTTGAATTAGCTGCACCAATTAATGTAAAGTCTGTGTTACCACTTGATGTAATTTCATATTCATTGCCAGTAACAAAATTACCAGCCACAATATCTGCGGCAATTAATTTAAAGTCTGTGTTACCACTTGTTGTAATTTCATAGTTTTTACCACTAAGTATTTCATTAGCTGCTATTGGCAATGCTTGTCTAGGGTTTGCGTTATCTGGGTCTAATGTAATGTTCCATTGATAAAGGTTTGCACCTGTGAAGTGTCTACCTACTTGTGTAAACACTTTACCGTTGCTATCACTACATAATAGTTGTCCTGCAAACCAATTACTATTATCTGTTTTAAGATGTAATACTGGTGTAGTTAGGTTTGATGCAGTTCCATCTATAACTGCATTAGTTCCATCCCAAGTAAAGTCTGATTCACCATTAAGGTTATCAGCTGTGCCACTACCTGTAATAATTCTATTGTCTGCATTGTTGTTGATGGTTGTTAGTGTTGGCTTGTTTGTTAAACTGTTGTAGTTGCCATCAAATGCATCTGTAATTCCATATCCACTTATTGTAGTTGGTGTGTTTAAGAGATTGCCAAAGTCGCCATTTTGTCCTACATCACTTAGTGTAACCCAAGTAAAGTCTGTTCCTGTCCATTTTATTACCTCATCAGCGCCTGCAACACCTGTGTTAAGAAGTTGTTCAACATCTGCATCGTCATATCCGTCAGTGATACCGTATCCACTAAGTGTAGTTGGTGTGTTTATTATTGTTGTCCAATTTTTATTTGCAGTTGCAGTAGTATAGCCTGCACCATTAATCAATTGATTGTTGTTGTTTGGTATTGTTGGTGTTCCAGTTAAACTACCGTATGCACCATCAAATGCATCTGTAATTCCATATCCACTAATAGTAGTTGGCTTACCTGTTAAACTACTAAATGATTGAGCTGGAACAGAAGTTAAATAACCTGCACCATTTGTCAATTGATTGTTGTTTGTTGGAATAGTTGGTAGTCCACTTAATGAACTGTATGCTCCATCAAATGCATCTGTAATTCCATATCCACTAATAGTAGTTGGTGTTGAAGTGATTGCACTCCACGCCAAACTTGATATGCCTGGTAAGTTGGTAAGTGCTGAACCATCTACTGCTGGTAGTTTTGCACTGCCATCTAATTGAACAATCTTGTTTGCAGTTGTTCCAACATCAACATTTAATGTTCCTGAACCTGTAATTGGTCCGCCTGTTAATCCTGTTCCTGAATCTACGCTTGTTACTGTTCCAGTGTTGGTAGTGTATCCT